TGATTTTAATTGGAATGATCGATTAAGATTACATCGGACTTTGTCCTCAATATTATTTTTAACTCCTGATTGGTCTGAGGAATGGGGTGGGCACCATGAATGTTGGTCTGATAATATAGACAATAATACTAATTCAAAATTATTATATGATGTAGCTCCATTGTTTAATAGACTTATTGTTAAAGAAAATGTTACGGGTAAAATAAAAGATTGGCATTCTGTTAGAACCGTAAATAGTCCAAATAAAATTAGTCGGTGTGCAATACGTTTTTTTTATTATTTGAGTAACAGTACTTATAACAAAGATGATATGCCGCATAAAAGTGTTTATGCGAGCAATGAATATACTCATTTTAAATTATGGGAAGAATGAATGGATTGTTAGAATATGCATGATTTTAAAAATTTAACAGCTATTAAAGATCCGGAAGTTAAAAAGTTCATAATGTCGATAGATTCTATGAACTTTTTATATGATTTGGATTTGATAAACACGTTTAAACAAAATTTTGTGGAATGGATTTCTTCTTCTAAGTTAAACAATTTTTTAAATATAACCTCGTTTAATAATGTCCAAATTACTAATGGAAGTGTTCATATTTTTGATCATTTTTATATAAAGCATAAAAATAAAACGTTTAGATTGTTCGATGGTGAATTCATGTATCATCGAGCCGCTTTGAAAAATAATTATAATTTTGGCCGTGTTGATGAGACTTTAAAGACGACCAAAAATAATGCATTTATTATGAGTGTACCTTTTACGGGATATGGTAAAATCCACACAGAATTTTTTTATTGGTTAGATGTATGCGAAAAATATAATATTCCTGTTTTATTGGATTTTTGTCATGCTACCGTGTCTAAAAATATAAATATAGATTTTGATAATTATTCGTGCATAGATACTTTAGCATTTAGTATTTCAAAATCCTTTTATGGGGCAGAACATTTGAGAGTGGGGATCCGGTTACAGAGAGAAAATTCGGATGATGGTATTGATATTTTAAATTCAAAAGGAATACAAATGCTAAATTTGTTGAGTATAGGTGTTGCGAATGAATTAATATTAAAATATCCTTTTGATTTCAATTGGCTAAACTATGGCGCAATTTATAAAAAAATATGTGATCAGTTACAGCTTGAATATACTGATAATATACTTATGGGAATAGGAAATAAACAATATGATGCATATAATAGATCAGGTGTCAATCGATTATGTCTTTCAGGAGAAATTTCAAGACAACTTTCGGTTAGTTGATACCTCATGCACGTCAACAAATGCATTAGGATATGCAGATTTGAACTGTAATATATTACAGCAATTTATTGATTTAGATGATATATCTAATTTGAATCAATTAAATCATCAGTTAAATGTTGACATTAAATATGCTACTTTGATTTTACAAAAACCGGGTTCAGTGAATGCATCACATTATGATAAATTTTGGCCATTAAATGATATTCCAACAAATAAAATTAAAGTGAGAATTAATGTTTTTTTGAGCAAATGGTATTTTGGTCAATTAGTAGAATGCTCTAACAAAACTATTTCCAGATGGAGTATAGGAGAAGCAACTTGTTGGGACAGCACAATAGAACATTTTGCAATAAATTTTAGTAAATATGATAAATTAACTTTACAGTTATCGGGGTTATATAATGATTAGCTGGGGAACCACTTTTGGTTCACATGATGGGGCTTTGGCCGTGTTTGAAGATACTAAACTCGTATTTGCATCTGATGCAGAACGTTGGTCACGTAAGAAAAATGATTCTATAATACCAGATAATCTTATCAAATTCGCGGAAGAACACTGGGGTGTTCCAAATAAAGTATATTTTTATGAAGATATACGAATAAAAAATAGAAGGAGAGAGTTAGCGGGGCAAAAACTGATAACCCCTTTTGAATTTAAATATGATACTATACCCACAGAACATCATTATTCTCATGCGTGTTATGGGTATTATACATCGTCATTTGAAAATTGTACAGTATTAGTAATAGATGCTATAGGTGAATGGGCCACAATGACCCAGTGGAAAGTTATTTATGGTGAATTTAAAATAATAAAACAGTGGAACTATCCTAAATCAATAGGATTATTTTATTCAGCAATGACACAATCGGCTGGATGGAAACCAAACGAAGAAGAATATATTTTGATGGGTGCGGCTGGAGTAAATCGTAATTCGACTTTTGAAAATTATTCTATTATACGAAATTTGTGGGACAACGGTACTAATTTTCATCGTGGAATAGATTTGACTATGGATAAATTTGAAATAGCTTCCGCTACACAGCAAGTATATGAAGAAGTGTTTGATGATATTATTTCGGAAATTGAAGATGATAATTTAATAGTTGTTGGAGGATGTGCTTTAAATGTTTCTGCCAATCGATTGTTGTATAAAAAATTTAGTAATGTTCATATACCATGCAATCCAGGAGACGGTGGTTCAGCCATAGGATGTGTTCTTGCAAGAACTAAAACAAAAATAGACCCTTCTCCGTATTTGGGATATGACGTTGTTGGAAAATATCCTGTAGAAAATTTGATCAAAGAACTCAAGACCAATGGTATTGCGGGAGTGATTTCTGGTAAGGCTGAATTTGGACCCAGAGCTTTGGGTAATAGATCAATTTTAGCCGATCCTTCTATTATAAATATAAAAGATAGAGTGAATAAAATAAAAGGCCGGGATAATTTTAGACCCTTTGCCCCCATGATCTTAAAAGAAGACTTGACATCATATTTTAAAAATAATATTTATTCGCCTTATATGAACACAACATTCACTGCATTGAATCATACTAGAAAAATGTATCCTGGTATAGTTCATTTAGATGGTACTTCTAGAGTCCAAATTGTTGAAACTGATGAGCATAAACAATTATTGCAAGAATGGAAACAAGAGTCTGGTTGTCCAATGTTACTCAATACGTCATTGAATATTAAAGGAGAACCTATGATGGATAAAAAAAATAATAATATGCCGTTTGAGGGGATGGAGATTTTTTAATGATGGAAGAAAAGTTTGGTGTAATCTATGAATATGACACAAGTGTTTATAATTGGAAGCAATTATTAGAAAATTTGCTGAAGTGTTCTCTTGAAAACTTGCATTTGAAATATGTTTCAGAAGATGCATGGAATTGGGTTAGTGATGTACAACCAAAAAGCACGTATGGTGATTTAATACATACAATATATTCTTATTTTCGTAATGATGCTGATTTTAATTTATTATGGAAATCTTTTTGTGAAAATATATTAAAACTTGCGTTAAATGTTTCTCCTGGCGAGTTTACTATGTTAAACAAAAACGTTATTGTAATGCAACGGTTGCCTTCAATTAAAATAGTACCCTCTAAAAGTACAGTGAAATATTGTGATAATGATTTGATAAATAAAAACGGTATTGATTATAGTCTTCATACTGATAATGAAATAGCACTTCATCCTGAATTTGAAGAGAATTTTTGGATGCCGTTAATGGATGTAGATGATCATAATACCCTGTATATATTACATTCTGATAATATTTTATATCCTGTAAATATAAAATACGGTCAATTTGTAAAATTTTATGGATGTAAAATTTTACATGGATCTATACCTCATAATTCTTCTATCAATACACGTATTTCTTTTGATTTTAGAGGATGCTCATATTCTAATTATAACGAAGAAATTTTGACAGATGGATTATTAAAAAGTGCAGGTAAGGTTTGGAGACAAAAAGATTACTATAATATTAATAATTATTATAGATTAATATAACATAAATATTTAAATTTTGGAGCATAATAATGGCAATAACTCATGGTTCGTATCGCAAAATGATACGAGAAACAATACACGAATCGCAAAAATGTCAGCGAAATTGGGATTTAAGTAAATCTATACCCGAAGAAGACAAACAGCTATTAATAGAGTCAGCGACAAATTGTCCTTCTAAACAAAATTTGAATTATTATCGGTTACATGTCATAGAAGACCGGGACATGATAGAAGAAATTCATAAAAAAACTGTTGGATTTGGTCCAATTTATTCAGATTATGATTCTGAATTAAGAAAAGAAAATTCATTTGACGAAAAAACAACAGAAGAGGGTAAATATTATACTAATCCACAAGTGCTTGGTCAATTATTGTTAGTGTTTACTGAAAATGAAAATCCGTTATTGAAACGGCAGGATACATATGTACCTAATGTTCAATATGATGATGAATGGGCAGAAGACCGTTCTATTGCAATTGGTATAGCCGCAGGATATGTAAATATCGTAGCTACTCAATTAGGATATGCTACAGGATGTTGTAAGTGTATGGACTCTAGTGCTATAGCTGATATTTTGGGAGAAGTTCCTGTATTATTAATGGGAGTGGGCTGTGCAGATTTATCTAAAGATAGGAGACAACATCATTATGAAAATTTTAAATTTCCAACCTTGAAAAAAATGAAAAATATTGAGGTTATAACCCATTCTTAGAATTTATAATAATGGATTATATTGTTACTACGTTAGATAAAGATAATGAAATATCTCCTGGTATACAGAGATTACATAGTTCATATGATAGTTATTTAAAAAAATTAAAAGATTCGGATAGACTATTTGTAATTGAGTCGGATTCTGGTCCAAGTTCTTCGCCTAAGCAATTATTGCCTTTACAAGACAATATTTATATAATAGATTCTGATGTTACTTCTATAGATCACAATAAAAATTATTATGGATTTCCTTGGAAAGTCATTTGTCAGCATGTACAACATTTGTCGAGAGATTTTTCTTTAGATGATAATTTCGAAAAAAAATATCATGTATGTCATTTAAATAGACGGCCTGCGGCTCTTAGAGTTTTATCTGTCGGGGACGTAATGCAGTTGAAAAATATTGTATATTCTTTATATCCGTATAATGAAGATCATATGAGTTATACGAATGACCATATGAGAAATAATATAGATATTAAAACGATATATTTGAATAAAAATCGTGTGATTATAAATGATGAGGTCTCATTAAAGCCCGAAGATGATGTTGTGGTTAGGGGTTTTAAAATAGACCGCATACGTTTGTCTGAAGATATAACAAAGAATGCTAGACGGGTTATAGGGAAAAAATATCACAATACGTTTTTTCCAGAATGCATATTCCCCCCCGTTGAATATTTTCAGAGTTATGTAGATTATTATCAAGAATCAACTCTTACGTTTGGATTATCTTTTACGGAAAAAATAGTTAAAAATTTGATTTGGAAAAAGCCCTTTATTGTTTTGAGTAATTCTGGTATTTACAAGTTTTTAGAACAGCAAGGATTTATTAATTATTTTAATATATATGATGGTCCATCATTAAAAAAACGATATAAATCATGTTTTAATATGGTAAGTGATTTGTGCGATGATATTGGGATTTTGTCTGATTTTGATGTGGACTTAAAAGCACAGCATAATTTTAATAGAACAATGGAAATATATGCCAAATATGGCGATTTTTTTCGATTTATTTGGCATATAGATTTTAATGGTTCTATAGAAATAGAAAATACTGATATTATGGATAATTTTTTGGAGTTGATAAATGATATTGATAAATTCAGTTATTAAAACAAAATGTGATTTCAAATCTAAGCAAGAAATTAAACGTTATTTGTATAGTTTTATAGAATTTCATCCGTTTAGAAAATATAATCAAAAAATAGCAGATGAATTTGGTGAACATCTGTTTTCTATGACGTTTATCCTGCCTAATTTGGTTGTTTTAACACAACGATATCCTACGAAAAAATTATATTTTGATTCTGAACTTTTACGAAAAGATGTTATCCACCAATTAACTAAAATTGTATATTATTATAAAGTAAGCGATCCTATAGAGGTAGAAACATGAAACTTTGCATAGTAGGCGGCAGTACTGCAGGATGGTGGGCCGCGGGTTATTTTGAAAAACATTTACCAGATTGGGAAATTACAATTTATGATGCTCCTGATATTCCATCAATGGGTGTTGGGGAATCAACCTTGCCTCAACTTAAATGGTGGTGGGAGGAATTGGGTATCGAAGAAAAGGATTGGGTAAAAAATTCTGATGCCGTTTTAAAATATGGAAATTATAAAGAGGGGTGGAATGCGCCAGAATTTGATAAACCATTTGTCACAAGATTTTGGTTTAATGATAATAATAAATTTGATCAAATGATGGCTGATCCTACCAACTTTGATGTTGCTGGGAAAATAATTGAGGAAAATTTTTATAGAGAATTTGATAATCCAGATTCAAGATCTGATTATGCTTATCATGTCTGTGCGGAGGCTTCTGCTGATATAGTAAAAAATCATTGCAAAAAAACTGTTTTAATCGAGGAAGAACTTTCAGAGTTACCTAAGGGGTTTGATCTTTATATTGATGCAACGGGTTTTGGTAGAAAATTTATACGAGATTTTACTAAAATGAATATTTCAGATTTTCATTTTGTTGATTCTGCATGGGTGTGTCCTATGGAAAATTCGCCCAATGATTCAGATGTGACTAAATCAATTGCCAGGAAGTATGGTTGGACATTTGAAGTTAGTTTACAAAATCGTGTGGGTATGGGTTATATATTTGCATCTCGTTATGTGAATAAAGAAGAAGCACTTAAAGAATTTCGAGAAATTTATGAGGCCCTCGATAGAACTCCCCTGTCTTCACAAAAAGAAGAACGGTTTATTCAGTGGGATCCGATGATTTTACAGAATCCTTGGTCTGATAATGTGGTTGCTATTGGAACATCTTCTGGTTTTGTTGATCCACTTGAGGCGACGGCTTTGTTTATGACTCAAAGTGGTATTACACAATTAGTGAATACGATAAAAAGGGGTTATAGCAAGAAATCATATAATCGTATAATGAGAAGAATATGGAATGATGGTCTTAGATTTCAGTTAGCTCATTATGTATTAAGCAGTAGAAATGATACTCGATTTTGGCTTGATTCTCAGAAAGGGGCAAATAGTATTTCCGGTAGTAATTTCATTTGGGATAATTATCAAAAATATACTGGTTCTTATCAGTGGGTGTTTCCAGATGGTATTTGGTGTCAATTGGGGATATATTTAAATCAAATGAAAAATTATGCACCTAAAAAACAATTAAACCATTAAGTAGATTATTATGATTGATTGTGTAAATTATAAAGAAGAAACTGAAGACATTATAAGAAGATTTCAAAGAAAAGAGGATTTTGTTTATTTTACTTCAGGGTCTACTGGAAAACCTAAAAAAATAGTTCATTCCTATGAGCTTATGAAAATGGTTGCTGAAGAAAATTGTAGATATAATAATTATACGAATAATGATTATATTGTTAATATGTCATTACCTGCCACCTCGATAGGGTATCCAGTTCTTTCAGTTTTGCCTGCTTTGATGACAAATTGTAATTTGAAAGTAATAGCATTTCGCCCAAATGATTATTTGGACGAAATTCAAAATGCAACCCATGCTTTTATTTTACCCGCAGTTTATAGAGTATTGAAAAGAACTGATAAATGGAAAAATTTTAATTTTACAGATATGACGGTTTCATGCGGTGCAGATATTGTTCCTGTTGGTTTTAAAGAAGATGTGCTTTCTAAGGGAGCTAAAAAATTTCATCATTTGTATGGTTCAACAGAAGTACCGCCTGCTATTTCTGATTCAGAAGATGAACAGCAAATAGGACAAAATCTTTCATCTTTAATAGACTATTATGTGAATGATAATGAATTGTTTATAAAATGGAAAATACAAGATTCTTATTGGGCATCGGGTGATATCGTTGATGATGAATTAAAATTTATTGGTAGAACGAAAAATATATTAGCTTTAAACTGTTCACGTATTCATCCCGAAACAATTGAAAAACATGTTTTAGACAATACCTCTGTTAATCGATGTATGTTAACCATAAAAAATGACAAAGTTTGGATGTTTTATGATGGAGACGAAGAGGCTTTAATAGTTAAAGAAAAGGTTCAAGAATGGTATAAGGATTCTTCTGTTAATGTGAGAAGAGTTGAAAAAATAAAAGTGAATGAGATGAATAAGCTGGTCAGAACTGAAACTTATGATAATTGTTAGAGATTTTAGATATACAGATTTAAAATTATTGCAAAAATTTATATTAGATTGGAAAAAACGAAAATTAAATTATGATATTAAATATTTAAATATTGAAAAAATGCTTAAATGTTTTTTATTTTTTAAAAATGATAAATTAGCCATGTTATCGGGAATAGATGATATTAGTGAATTTGTACCAAATACTTATAGAATTTTAACAAGAGCAATAACAACAAAATATAGCCCAAGATGTTGGGGTCCAACGATTGAAGAACGATTTTTTTCAAATGTGATGGCTGGCTTATCTATTGATCATTGTCAAGAAATTGATAACACTAAAAATATTGTAATTACTACAAATGCTGATTCGAGAATATCTAATATTATGAAAAAAAGTAATAAAGGTTGGATGACCTATAGGGAGGTTATATCGATTTATGGAGAAAACCAAATAATTTGGGATATTGATATTGTAAATTGTAAAATAATGACTGAAAAATGGAAAATAAAATTAGATTTGGTTTTTGAATGAATACCAAATATTTTTGTGCATCACCGTTTACAAGAATGACAAGATCACCAAATGGTGATTTAAGAACATGTGTTTATCATCCTCCATTAAAAAATAATTATAAAACTATACAAAATGCATTTTTAAGTGACGAAATGGAAGTTATTCGTCAAGAAATGTTAGAAGGAAAACGAAGAACAGAGTGTGAATGGTGTTATTTTTATGATGATTCAAATCAATATTCTTGCCGACAAGATATAAATGAAAGATATCCAGATCCCCCACCATCTACTTTGTTGAGGGAGCTTGATTTTGCGGCTTCAAATAAATGTAATTTTATATGCGTAACATGTAACGAATCTGCATCTTCGGGTTGGGAGTCTAGAAATAAAGAATTTAGATTTATTGATAGTCAAATTTTACACAAATTACCAATAGAGTTGGATGGTGTTGATAATTTAATACAACTAACGATAATGGGGGGCGAGCCAACTTTAGAACCGTATTATACAGATGAATTTTGGGATTTGATAGAGAGTAAAACCAATAATGATACGTGGTTTCAAATGATTACCAATTGTTCATCGTATCCAAATGAACGATGGATGGAATTTTTATCAGGATTAAAACATGTTTGCATAGGTATTTCGTTGGATGGTGTTGGTGAGGTTGGAGAATTTTGTCGGTTGGGATGGAAAGAAAGAGTATGGCGTAAAAATTTTTTAAAATGGTTAGAGTTTTTTTCAAACAGAACTTATGATAAAACTTCAAGACATGATGGTCCTTGGATAAATTTTGTATTAAGCAACTATAATGTTTTTAATTTAACCGATACTCTTAGATATGTAAATGCATTTAATATGAGAGATCGTGTGATGTTAACAACTGCGTTTGAACCAGACTATTTGTGTCCTGCATATTTGCCTAATAAATATAAGAAAGAAATAATCGAATCAGAATTTTATGATCAAAATCATAAAAAATTCGTTTTGGATGTTTTAGAAAAAAATGATGAATCTGAATTAATTCATGCGAAATTTTTACAATATACTAAATACCTAAATACATTTGTAAAAGTTCCAAAAGAATGTTCAAGCTTTTTAACACAGAAAGGATAATATGAAATGCATTTTATTTGAATTGACTCACTTACCTGATGATTCTCGGACATGGAATAATGCGGATGAATATTTAACGTTGCTTGAATCTAATAATCAGCCGTCAGTTGATTATGATGTATACCCCCCCTTTTTAACAACGCAACTTGACGAAGAGGGATTTAATCTTAATGGGACTCTTGGGTTATTTTGTTTTGCTGATAATACTAAAATAAATTGTTTAATGTTTTATGAGGGCGTTTCGTTTGATTTGTTAAATATGAATGATCAAACGAAAGAATTGTATTTTACAATGTTTCATCAATATAATTTATCTTGGTCTACTGATGTTTCAATGAGAAGTAGGGAAGTTTTTAATGCTGATATTCTTTTAAAAAGACTATATTCAGTGTTTTGGGCAGAATATGGACCAGTTAATTTTTATTCCCCGCCATTAGATGACTTCTATAACACTTCTCTTTTTGGGGAAGATGCTCCTAGTAAAAATGACATAACATATGCCGATCTAGCTGAATTGGATAGTAGTTATGATAATATTTCTAATCCAAGAAAGATGGTTTGTAATTGTCAAGATAAAGAATCGTTCGGTGAGAGTGAAATACATCATTGTTTTAATGTTGATAATAAAAAGAATTGGTCTTTGATAAGTTCTTATGTATATGACTATTTGAGTGATGTTAATAATGTTTCTGATTGGGCAATCGAAAATACTTTCATAATGGAAAATGACACGTCCTTAGAATAATGGATTCAAATACTTTTTGTATGAGTCCATTCGTAAGAATGACTCAATGGTGGAATGGTAATCTCAATACATGTACTCATTATAATGAAACAACTGGTGATGGAACGTGTTCCGAAAAACAAATTTTTATTCCCAAAGACAAATATGATAATTTATTAGCGGCCTTTGATGGCGAAGAAATGAAATCTCTTCGCCAAAAAATGTTGACCGGGAAATTTTTAGATGGATGTCGATATTGTTATCATCTAGAGTCTTTAGGTTTAATGAGTCTCCGCCAGAGTATTAATTCTTGTCATGATACGTCACCTGTTTCTAAACTAACAGAAATTGAAATTTATCCATCGAATAAATGCAATTTTAGATGTACTATTTGCAATTCAAGCGCCAGCAGTATGTGGGAAAAAGAGCCTTTACAAATAATAGATGATAAACCCCAAAAAATATATCTTCTTGACGGTCTTGATGATTTAGATCTTATTACTATATCGGGGGGTGAACCGATGATTATGAAAGAGTATTCCGGCGATTTTTTTAAAGACAGGAAAACAAAATTCTTCACTATGGCTACTAATAATTCTGTATTTCCCAAATCAGAATTTTTTAATTTTATTGATAGATGTGATAATGTTTTAATATATTTGAGTTTAGATGGAATAGGCGAGGTTGGAGAATTTTGCCGAAAAGGTTTAACTATGAAAAGGTTTGGTGTTAATTTGAAAAAATGGAAGACCTGGTTTGATCAGAGCAAATTTGAAAGAAATGGAAACCCTGATTATAAGTTAAGGCCTCCTCATCTTACAGGCTTAAGAATAATGTTTGTTGTACAAACTTACAATATTCTTAACATTTATGATTCAATGAAATGGGCAGATGAAAATGATATTATTCTTGATTTAAGAAATTGTTATTCTCCCGAAAAATTAAATGTTGCGTATTTACCTGATAATGTAAAAGATGATATATTGCAAATGCCTTTTTATAATGATACTCATAGAGAATTTGTAGAAAAAATATTTAATTCGAATATATACAATAGTACCAGAATAAAGGAATTTATAGAATATACGAAATATTTGATGATTTTAGATGAAATTCCTGAAGAATCTTTAACCATTTATAATAAATGTATGCATATAATTTAAGATTAAATGTTGAAAAACGTGTTTGGTCTAATTCAAAAGAATTATATTCTGCCGAGAGGCATATTGTTATTGACAAATATCGTGATGGCTGTACAAGAAATCCTTGCTGTAGAGAAATTGTAAATACACAAAATAAATTTAAAGAGGGCGAGGGTATTTGGCCATTACCTGTATTTTTGATATGGTCAGATGGGATTTATGTGAATCATGTGTTGTGTTTCAATACGGAGGATGAAGCCTATAGATGGTTATTGCAATGGATACAAGAAGAACATAAAAAATTTATGTGTGGTAAGTGGAATTTTCCTCATATACATGTTCATAATGTTTTTGGAACGGATGTTTCGTCTTTTCTTCATCCGATATATGATACTGGAGAGTTTGTTGACATAATGACTGGTGGTCAAATAACTAATGATAATTTTTGGAATGGCCGTACAATGGAAACTTATATTAAACACGATTTCTTTAATACTTGGGCAACTAACTCAGTTGATGTAATGGATCATTGGAGTCCCGATTTAGCGTGTTGGGCCAATAATTTCGTTACTGAGTTTTATAACGAACCATTTCCCGTTGATTGGAAAGTTAAATTGGTGATGAGCAATGAAATTTCAATTTGAAATACGAAGTAAAAAATATCCTGACAAAATTTGGAACAATACAATAGATTTTTGTATAGATCATGATGGGTTTATACCTCACAATTATCAAAAAGTTATTTTGCAGATAGCCTCTGATTATGGTGTATATAGAAAATTGACACTGTTAAATGATAAAAGGGGTATGTTATTGTCTGCCACTCTACCGACAAATGAATTATTTTCAGAGTGGTTAAGCAAGCGGATTGATTATTTTTATAAGGTTAAAAATTCGGAATTGAAAGAAGACTCTGACGAAGTGCCCTGTTTTCCTATTTCATTTCAAAAATCTTGCTGGGAAATAAGTAATTTCGATACACCGCTTCCTTATGATACTTTTTGGGAAAGTGTTTTTAGGGGTTTTGAATTATCTAAACATTTATGTAATTTGAGTTTAGATCCATTTAGTGCATCTGCTAAAAAGGCATATTATGACCTTTATTTCTGAAAAAAAATATAATGAATTGCATAGTCAAAATTTAGTTCCCTTAAATATGCGCATAGATGTTGAATCTTTTTTAAATGACATACATCAATATGATTCGTTTTTTAAACAATGGGGTGATAAATTTACAGATTTGCCAAGATTTGGGTTGCCGTTAGTTAATAAAAATGGTAGATTAGATAATGTTCCTGAACCTGCGTGTTGGCCGCTCGATAGATGGAATTTTGTAAATTTAGGATATAATGATACCTCAGAAGAATTCACTAACTTCTATAAAGACATACAAAATAATGTTAATGTTGATAAATTAGACTTAGAGGTTGATTTTACAGAACCTACCCCTGTACTTAATATGCCTTCACTTGATCCATTGAATGATATAAAAAAATATATGATCAGAAGCTGTATTTTAAAATGGGATACGAGAGCGAATTTTAAACCCCATTATGACACATGGCACCCTGTTCGCTGGTTGAGGTTATGGGGAACAACTAATCCAGATGGTGTATATTTACGATTTAAAACAGAAGATACAACTGATGGTTTTTGTATGTGGAATGAAACTAAACAAGAACATGAGATATACAGATCAGAGATAAATATTGAACCTGGTAGGTTGTATTTAATAAACACTTTGAAATGGCACGATGCTTTCGCATTTAAAGATGACGTGTATCAATTTTTCATAGCACTTAATGTCGATTCTTATGACCACATTTTGCATGGCGCCATTTAGCAGAATGACCGGTGGTCCTGATGGAACTTATCGGACATGTTGCTATCATTCCCCTATTAGAAAACGATATACAAATGTCATAGATGCTTTTATGGGAGAAGAAATGAATCTTCTACGTGAACGCATGTTGAATAGAGATTATATTGAAGAATGTGGATCTTGCTATTATTATGATTCGGTAGGAGAACTTTCGCAAAGACAAGTTATCAATCAAGAACATTCATATCGTGAAGATTTTTTTCTTGAGGGTTTGGAACTTTCTTTTAGTAATAAGTGCAATTTTGCTTGTGTTACATGTAAACCAGAATCAAGCACTGTTTGGGAAAATCGTGAAGGTAAGATCGATAAAATAAAACCTAATTATGATAATGTAGATTTTAGTAAATTAAAACACTTGTCTTTTACAGGCGGTGAACCTACAATTCAAAGAGAATTTTCGCCTGAATTTTTTAAAATGTTGGATCAACATGTAAATTATGATGTATTGTTTTTTTCGATGAATACAAATTGTACAAAATTTGTACATAATTCATGGTCGAATTTTATTAAGAAATTGAAAAGAGTTATGATCATGGTGAGTATTGATGGAATTGGTCCTGTTGGCGAGTGGGTTAGATTGGGTTTGAAAATGGATATTTGGGAAAAAAATGCTTTGAGGTGGAAGCATTTATTGAAAGACCATAAACAATATACTTATGGGGATTTAACAAGTGGAGTGTGTTCAAATTTTGTTATGACTAATTATAATATATTTAATGTTGATGATACAGAAAAATATTTAACATCATTGGATATTAAAATGAGGAAAACAAATTGTTTTTCTCCTAAGTATTTAAGTCCAGAATATTTACCTGATGAAATTAAAAAAGAATTGCCAACTGATGACTTTATTCAAAATATATTAAACACTAGTGATTATAATGTTGACTATTGCAGACAATTTATAATTTACACACAGTATCTTGAAACATTTCAAAAAGCACCTGAAGAAGCATTGTTTGTTTATAGAAAATTAAAAGAATATGTCTAAGTGGCCAATTTCATTAAATGATATAACTAGATTGCAAATAGAACTTACTTCTTTTTGCAATGCAAAATGCCCTTCTTGTGAAAGACATGAATATTCTGTTGACTTAACAAACCCCTACTCTAGACGATTGAATGATAAATTTATAAGTTTAACCGATTTTAAAAAATGGATTAACCATGACTTTAAGAATTTACAAAAAATACATTTTTGTGGAAACATTGATGAACCGACTTTAAATCCTGATTTGTTGTTAATATGTGAATATGTTAATTTTAAATATCCAAATGTAGAAATTTGGATTGCGACAAATGGTGGTACAAAAACAAAAAAATTTTGGAAAACCTTAGCGAAATATAATACAGTTGTTGTATTTGGTATTGATGGGTTATCAGATACGAATCATATTTATAGAAAAAATGTAAATTGGTCAAAATTAGAAGATAATTATAAAACATTCATACGTCATGGGGGCAAAGCTATTTGGCAATTTATAATATTTGAACATAATAAGCATCAATTATCTCAAGCAAAAAAAATATCAAAAATTGAAAAGTTTTATGCTTTTAATGAAAAATATTCTGAAAGAGAGAATCATGAAGTCGTGGAAGTAAAGAAAAAAAATATATCACATGATTTTATAAAATGTAAAGCAACTTACTTCAATGAAGAATTGGAAAAATCATTTTTTATTGATGTAAATGGAACAGTTTGGCCTTGTTGTTGGATGGGTTCATCCTATTATATTCAAAAATTTTATAATTTTTTTGGAAACACGATTAATCATTTATTAGAAAATAATTTAAAATATAGTGATTTTGATGAAATTATTAAGAGTGAAGTTTTTTCAAAACTTTGGAAAAATTTAAAATTAATGGAAATTTGTAATATCAAATGTAAAAGAAATGAAATCGATGAAGACAATTGGGAATTCAATTGATATTTTAGGTGATAGTTTTTCGTGCCCGAAATCAAAAGTTGATGTTTCAGATTCGTGGATGGAACTTTTAGAAAAAAAATATAATTTTGAAGTAAAGAACACCTCGTTACATGGTGTTGGTGCCCAATGGTGTTTAGAAAAATTTATGGGATTTACAAAATTCAGCGATTTTTTGTTGATCTGTTTACCTGATATGAATCGATTATGGTTAGAATATTTATCTGAAGAAAAGATGTCAGATGCTAGTATGATTTATAGTGTGATGAATAAAAAAAGTTTTGATTTACCTGAAATGATAGATGATGAAATAGCAGATCAATCAAATAAAATTTTTAAAGATTATGAGTCTTTTTATTCAACGGGATTGCATAGAATTTTAGAGGTGTTGTTTGTAAGTTTTATTTTTACAAAACATAAAAAATATAAAAAAATTCTAATATGGCCGTCGTCGGGTAATGGTTATCCTTTTCGAAATTATAATTATACATTAGAAGTTCCGAATAATGTGCATATAGTTTCTAGGTGCTTAAATTTAATTTCTTATTGTGAAAAAAGAAAAGTCGAAAATAATGATGTAATTTTTTTTGAAAACGATACAAGAAATAATCATTTATCTTTTGAAAATCATGTAATATTAGCCGATCAAATAATGAATTTTTTTATTAATAAAATAGTTCCAAACCCATCACAATTCAAATCAAATTTTTTATGAAATGTAATAGATTAGATGGACACATCGATATATGTTCGCCGGATGGTAGAGTAACACCATGCTGTCTTTTTGATGCTTCACATGGATGGAAATCAAATATTTATACTGGTGATGTCGAAAGTGAATGGGTTGATGCGAGAGAACGACTTAAAAAAGGATGGATTCCAGAATGTTCGATATGTGAAGTTAATGAAAAAAAGGGACATGAATCTATGAGACAAACCGCTATAAAAAACGGAATGCAAATATCCCTTGATTTTACTTGTAATTTTATGTGTAGAATTTGTAGACCAGCACTGTCTTCTAAATGGGATTTTGTGGATGAAGATTGGTCTAGATTTGATAAAGACCATTACTATAAAGATAAAAATAGAAAAACATTTGGACCTGCTCAAGAAAAATTTTTAAATTATAGTGATTTAAGCGAATTAAAAGAAGTTAGAATTGTGGGTGGAGAGCCATTTTTTTCAAAACGACTATTGGGGTTTTTACGTAAATTGCCAAAAAAGTTAAAAATTTTATTTAATACTAATGGAAGTATTTTTCCTGATAAAAAGATTTTAACGGAATTAGATAAATTTTCAGATGTACATGTTGATGTGAGTATCGATGCTGTTGGTCCACTAGCAGAATGTATTCGATTTGGTACAAATTGGAATGATGTTGAAGCAAATATTAAGAAACACATTTCTTATTGGAATTGTGTGCATATATATTCTACAATATCAGTTCTAAACGTGAATAAAATGAATGAAGTTTATGATTTTGCGGGGGGAGATGAATATCATGGAGGTCGAAGTAGAATGAATCCTTTATTTAATCCAAATTTTTTACGACTTGAACAAGTCTCGTTAGAGCATAGAAAAAACTGGGGAATAACAGAATTAACTGAAAATAATGATTTTAATAATATAATTTATAGCAATGTTGCAGTTGATTTAGAATATAAAAAAATAAAAGATTTTTTATTAACATGTGATAAGCATCAAGGAATAAACTTCAAAGATGTAAATCCTGAAATTTGGAACATAATAAATGAACATTGAACTATCAATACCTAAAACGGTTAAGCGTTATACTTCTTCGGTTATGAAAAAATTAACTGAAATAGGATATTTTGATGATGTTGACGAGATAGAGAATAATAATCATTTAATAGATCATGTCAAAGAAAAATTTGACATAAAAACTACAAAAACTATAGGACAATGGATGTCCGGGGGTGCAGACAGCTCAATTCTTGCATATATGTTATGTAAAAAAATAAAAGATGAAAATCTTGATATAAAATTTCAACCATTATCCGTGAGGAGAGGTAGGGGTTGGAATCCGATATATGCTGGATATGTTATAGATTTTATTGAAGAAGCATTGGATTTTAAAATGAATGATCATATTGTATATTATCCCGATATAAATGATCCATATCAGAGAGAAATAAAAGAATTTAAAGAGAGAGATATGGATAATTTTGGTTCTGGAGATATTGATATATTATATAGTGGTATAACAAGCAATCCCCCAAAAAACGACAAAACAATTTCTAGAAATAAAGAACACGTTAGAGACGAATCTGCTGATAGGCCATTGGAATCATGGAGTGGGTTTGCTCATTATATAAATCCATTTTTTAAAATTAATAAAAAAGATATAAAAAAATTATATGATAAGTATAATTTGACATATAGTCTTTTCCCGATCACTAGAAGCTGTGAGGGGTCTGATTATGAATCAGGAAATTATACGTTTCATTGTGGTAAATGTTGGTGGTGTGAAGAAAGAATGTGGGCTTTTGGTTTTTTAGATAACCCTCCACAAGAATTTATTTATGATTGAGGAATATAGCTGGAAAAATACGCCAATTGATAAGCGATTTTTAAAAGTCCGCCTTAGTAATATTTGTAATTTAAAATGTCGTATTTGTGGACCCGAATATAGTAATAGGTTTTTGGGTTATAGAGAGATGTTGAAGGATTATGAAATAGATTTTGATTCGTTGGAATATTTAGAATTGTCAGGAGGAGATCCTTTTCAAGACAAGCGAACAGAAGAGTTTCTTTCTAATATAAAACCCCATACAAAGGTATTAATTCATACTAATGGTTGCAAATATCCAAATTATTTAAAGCCAGAATGGGATATTTCTGTTGCCTGTAATGGCGTAAAAGATGTTGCTGAATTTGTGGCATGGGTCGGATTTGATTGGAAAGTTTATTATGATAATTTGGAAAAATGGAAATCTCATAAAGTGTCATGGAAAACTAATATTTCTATACTTAATGTGTTTGACATTAATAATATAAATATGTTAGATTTGAATCCCCATGAAATAATATTTCAGCAAGGGTTTCTTGATATTGCAACGTTGCACCCCGAAGTTAAAAAAACAATAAATATAGAAAATTTTAAAGAATACATATATAGTAAAGAGTGGAACCCCGATTATACTAAAAAAATAGTTGAAGGTGTAAATAATCTTACCGGAAAAAAAATTCCGGCATCCACGAATTTACTTTTTCAGGAGATTTTAAAGTATGAATAACCAAATAGAAGTTTCGATTAAAAAATCGCAAAGATGTCAAAGAAATTGGAATCTTGAGAAAACTATTCCAGAGGCTGATTTAAAAACAATAGTAATTGCCGCAACGGAATGTCCTTCTAAACAAAACATATGTTTTTATAATGTTCATGTGATTCAAAATAGAGAAATAATTGAAGATATACATGATGTTACTTTTTTTGAAAATGATTATGGCGAGGGTTCGGGAAGAACTAATCCTCAAGTATTAGCAAATTTGCTTTTAGCATTTACAAAAAATGACTTAAGAACCGATGCCAATCAAGAAACTTATAATAAAATGCATGGGAAAGATACAGAAGCAAATCAAGCCACATTAGATAAAGATTTGCATCAGTCTATAGGTGTTGCCGCTGGTATGGTTAATTTGACTGCATCTTTATTGGGGTATCAAACGGGCTGTTGTGCTTGTTTTGATGGTGAAAAAATCAAAAGTATTCTAAAAACCGATGATGAGCCAATAGTGCTTATGGGTGTCGGAATTAAAGATGAAACATTAAATCGCCGTCAACATCATATTACTCATGATATGATTCCTTCTTTTAATAAAAATATATCGGTTAACTATATTTAATATTTAATTATAACATGTTTGTGATTGATAACGATCCTAAAAATTTGCCATCAAAAACTTTTTGTGCATTGCCCTGGATGCATATTTCCACTAGACCAAACGGTCATATGCGTGTATGCTGTACTGCAAATGCTTCTTCGGTTCAGGATAAAGATTCAACAAATAAAACAGTTTCGGAAGCGGGTGTTCTTAAAAGAGATGATGGGAAGCCTGCTAATTTAGCAACAACGAGCTTGTTAGATGCATGGAACAATGAATACATGAAGACCGTGCGAAAAATGATGCTTAGAGGAGAACGTCCATCCTCTTGCTTAAAATGTTTTAAAGAAGAAGATGCTGGTCATAGGTCGAAACGACAATGGGAAACTGCGAAATGGGTTAATGAAATCGGGCTTGAAGAAATTATTGGTGAAACCACAGAAGAAGGAACTGTTCCTCCTAAAGTGCGATATATTGATCTTCGGCTTGGTAGCAAATGTCAACTTGCCTGTGTTATGTGTAGTCCTCATGATTCTTCTAAATGGGTAAAGGAATATAAAGAAATATATCCAAATATAAAAAATCCTAGATTAAAAACTTCGCAATTATGGGAAAAAGAATCCGGTAAGCTGGCTTGGTCTGGGGGATCATATGCTTGGCATAAATCGAATCCAACTTTTTGGACAGAATTCTATACTCAAGTTCCAACACTTAAACAGTTATATTGGGCGGGTGGTGAAGCATTAATCATGAAAGAGCATTATATGGTGCTTGAAAAAATTGTTGATATGGGGTATGCAAAAGATATTGAACTTAGATATAATTCGAATGGTCTGGAATGGGAATCGTGTTTGTTTGATTTGTGGAAAGAGTTTAAGAATGTAATTTTTCATTTTAGCGTTGATTCATACGAGGATAAAAATCATTTTATTCGTTATCCTTCTCGTTGGAATGATATTACATCTCAAATGCGTGTATTAGACAATTATCCTCATGGTAATCTTAGACTGACTACAGCAACTACAATTACTGCTCTTAATATTTTTTATCTTCCGGAATTTATAATTTGGAAATTGAACGAAGATTGGAAATTGCTTAATAAATTTCCTGCTGGAGCGGGTATGATTGATTTACATCTTGCGTATTGGCCCCCCCAATTAAATTGTAAAGTATTACCTAAATGGTTTAAACAAGAAATATCTGATAAATTTGAAGAATTTTATCCGTGGCTTGAAGAAAATTGGAAAAAATGTAATGGAGTTAAAGATGAAAATATTGACTTTAAACAATGGAGAGAATTGCCGTATGGTATAAAAAGACTTGAAGGACTTGTGTCTTTTATGAATTCTGAAGATTGGTCTGAGAGATTGCCCGAAACTGCTGAATGGTGTTTTACGATTGCCAGCAAAAGAAACTTAAATTTTATAAAAATTTTTCCTGATTTAGAATGGTTGCAGTGGTATGAATAGTATAGAAACTATAGAGGATAAATCAAATCGGTATCAAATTATTTGGGATTTAGGTAGAAGATGTTCTTATGCGTGTACATATTGCCCCCCGCATCGAAATAATAAATGGTCTCCGCTTTTAGATTATGATAAATTATGCAAAACTGTTGATAATGTTGCAGAATATGCATTATTGTATGACCGGTTTAGAAAGAAGCCCGCTCTTAAAAAATTGAGTTTTACTGGAGGCGAGCCCACAGTGCATTCTGATTTTTTTAAATTTTTAAAATATGTAAAAAATGAATATCCCGATTTTAGTAGAGGATTAACCACTAATGGGTGGTTTAGTAATACTGTTCTAGATAAAATTTTATCATTGACTACCGGGGGGTCGTTGTCTTATCATTGTGAAGCAACAAAACAGCAAAAAGAACAAGTCGTATCAAATGCAATACAATTAAGACAGACGTATAAAGTTAATGTGATGTTTCATAAAGATTATTTTTGGGAATGTGTAGATGTGTGTGAAACATTAGAAAAAAATAGTGTAGATTTTGTACCAAGAATTATAGGAGACGATCATCCTGATGATAAAAAATCTATTGAATTGGGGTATACTCATAAGTACGATAGAAATCAAATGAAATGGTTTCGTGATTATTGGAAATATAAAGGCCAAAGCGTCACTGAAACAGGAAACACCCAACGGGGACTTGGAAGACCCTGTTGTGGTGGAAGGAGTTTCAAAGCAAACGATGCAGATTCTTTTTTTCTTCCGTCCACTAATTTTTTAGGCTGGAAGTGCATGGTTAATTGGTATTTTCTTTTTTTAAATTCGGAGGCTGATGTTGTTTATACTCATCAAACGTGTGGAGTTAATTTACTGGGAGAAGTAGCTCCTCTTGGTAAAATTTCTCAATTTGATAAAATTATAGATGATCTTGCTGATAGTTTATACCAAAAGAAAGTTCCAATGATTACTTGCCCGAAAACTTTTTGTGGCTGTGGGATGTGTGTAACAAAATCTAAAACATCTATTGATGATTTATTTAATAAACACACAATAGATGAATTAACTTATGAAAATGTTTCTCAAAAAACGAGTGATTGGATTACTGACATAACAACTAAAAGAATTTTTATGGAATTAGATGGACCTACAGAAACCGTTTAGATTAGAATTGGAGATTAGTTCTCTATGTAATGCTCTTTGTTCTGGGTGTCAAAGAACGATGCTGGATAATAGAGGTGCATATTATCATAAGGGTAATATAACGATAGCTGAGTTATGTGATTGGTTTGATGGTGTAAATTTAAAAAATGCAAGAATAAAATTATGCGGTGTGTTAGGTGATCCTATCATAAATCCTGATTGTATTGATATTTGTTCATATCTTATTTTAGAAAAAAAAGTTAAAAGTATTGAAATATCGACAAATGGGGGAACTAGATCTAAAAAATTTTGGACCGAGTTAGCAACATTATCGAAATTGAGTAATAAAAAATTATTTGTGCATTGGTCAATAGATGGTGTTACCAAAAATGATTATAGGGAAAATGTTTCAATAGATAAAGTTTGGGAAAATTTTCACACGTATTATGATGCTGGTGGTAAAGCAATATGGCAGTATATTCATTTTGATTATAATGCAGATGAAATTCCATTAGCAAAAAAGAAAGCAGAAGAGTTAGGTGTAGAATTAAAAATAAGAGTTAGTTGGAGAAATACTGCCAATTCCGCAAAATTTAAATCGAGCGAATCATTAAAGATTGATAGTGACGTATATGAGACAGTAGAAAACCGAGCAAGGCAGGGAGTATATGATGCGGCGAATATTGTATGTAGACATCAAATAGAAAATGAATTGTTCATAACTTCAGAAGGAAGAGTGTGGCCGTGTTGTCATTTACATGATGAGCAGGTTTCAGGAAAAACTGATATATTAACTACTATTGGATTGAAAAATGACTTAAGGACATCGAAATTTTATGATATAATCCAATCAGAATGGTATGATAAAATTTTAATTGATTCCTGGAATAAAAGTCATCCTTTACATTTGGCTAGATGTTATTTGTCATGTGGGGATTTTGCTAAAAGAAAGGTTATAAAATGACATTTTGCATGGCCCCATTCGTGCATATGGTTCATAATCCCGATGGTCAATATAGAACATGTTGTATGTTTGATAAGCCATTTGACAAAAAATATAATGATATTAAAGACGCCTTTGACAGTGAAGAAAATCAAAAAATACGAAAAAGGATGTTAAGTGGAGAAAAACTGCCCGAGTGTGAAAAGTGTGATATAGACGAAGCTCATGGAGGAAAATCTTGGAGATCATATAGAGATCAATTTAATGCTCAATTTGATAAAAAATATATCAAAAATCCAGTATTTAAAACGTTAGAAGTTTCATTATCCAATAAGTGTAATTTTAAATGTATTGATTGTGGTCCTAGATTTTCGAATCAATTTGGTCCAATTTTAAAAAATAATTTACCAGAGTTTACTAATTTTAATGATTTGATTCATTTAAAATTACTTGGGGGCGAGCCCTTTTTAGAAAAAAGAAATTTTGAATTATTAAAAAATGTCCCAAGAAAAAATATAAATTTGATGTTGGTTACAAATAATTCTATTTTCCCCAATACTGAACTTTTAAATCTTCTTTTAGATTTTAAACACGTAGACCTCAACATAAGCATTGATGGAATAGGAGAAATAGCAGAATTTGTTAGATATGGTACCAAATGGAGCAAGTTTGAAAAAAATTGGAATAAGTGGTATAATTGGCATTTAGATAAAAGGCCTAAAGTTTTTATAATACCTCATTTTGTTATGCATACCTTGAATGCTCCTTTTTATCAAGAAACATACAATTGGTCAAAAGTAGAAATGCGTAATTGGTCATGGGATTTTTTAAATGAGCCTGCTTGGTTAAATATTTCATATTTACCTAATCATATTAAATCTTTTATTTTAAAACACAATAGAGAGTTTGATGAATTTCTTAAAGGATCATTGAGTAAATTTTTATCTTCAAATTCGTATTCTGAAAAGAATTTTAAAATCATAAAACAAAAAATTTTAACTAACAATCCTCCTGAAAAAATGGAAGAATATATAGATTTATTTTTTTAAATGAGAGATAATCCAAATAGAGAATATAAAAGAGAATGGTTGCAATATGAACGTCAGCAACCAATGTTTGATGAAAGTATAAACGAATTTTATGCTGGTGTTTTTAGAGATAGCCCAACACAACAAGGGAGTTTAGATGATTATTTTATAGATACCCTTGTTGATTGGTTAAAACATCATAAATTTAGTACGTTTAGCGGTATTAATGCTTTTCCTGTGAAACATGTAATACAAGGATGTACTCATTTTATTGATGATTTATATCAAAGATGTGGAGACATACAAACTTTTGAAAAAGATTACAAATACCATTGGAGGTTGAATAATAATATAAAATATGCTACAATAGATACATTAAATTCAAATAAAGAATTGTTAATTGCTATGCCGTTTCCTTATTATGGTGATATGCATCCAAATATGTATGAAATTTTAGATAAATGTCATGAATTAAACATATCGGTGCATGTTGATTCTGCTTGGATTGGGTGTATTCGTGATATTGAATTTAATTTCGATCATCCTGCGATTAAAACATTTGCGGTCAGTTTGAGTAAAGCTGGTATTGGGGGTAATAGAATTGGTGTAAGATTTGCTCGTGAAGAACCCGAAGGATCTATTACACTGATGAATAATTTTAATATGAATCAACATCCTTTAATGTATCTAGGAATTCGTTTTATGGAGGAATTTGGTCCAGAATATTTCTGGAGAAAATATGAAAAAAACTATTTTAAAATTTGTGAAGATTTTAATTTAAAACCCACAAAAACAATTCATTTGGCATTGGATGATGATAAGCCTGTAGGGATTAGACCGTTATTGAGGTCATTATGACGCCCTGTATTTTACCCTGGATTAATTTCGGAACTAATCTTTCAGGTAGACCTAGAGTGTGTGGTTATAGTGATATCGAAAAACAATGGAAACAAATGTTTCGTAAACGAGATATTGATTGGATTCCCACTCTATCTGAAAATCCTCCTGAGGGGAGTTTTAATTCATTGAATAAGGAGTTCGGCGAAGAATATCTGAAATGGGTTAACAAATTAGATAACAGTAGTATAGAAGATCAATGGAATGGTTTATATTTTAAAGAAATACGCAAATCATTTTTAAATAATGAATGGCCTGAAAACTGTAATAGATGTAAGCACGTTGAAGAATTGAACGGCGTGAGTAAACGCATGGATGAAAATCACATGTGGTTTGATAAATATGAACATTTAATCTCACATACAATGGATGATGGTGATGTAAACGTTCATCCTTTTCATATAGATGTTCGTACAGGTACAATTTGTAATTTTAAATGCATTCATTGTAATCCTGCCGTTAGTTCGAGATGGCTCGAAGATAGAACACTAATAGAAAAATATAATTATATTCATAGAACTGGGTATGATACTAATGCTTGGATATCGCAAGATAGTGCGTTTTGGGATAATTTAGATATAAGTCAAATAAAAAGATATAATTTTCTAGGCGGCGAAAGTTTTTGGAATAAACGACATAATGAATTTATTAAGCGGTTGAATGGAAGTTCATATGCTAAGAATGTGGAAATATCATATGTGAGTAATGGTTCTTTAAAATTTGAAAATATGGAGAATTTTAAAAAAGTGAGACTTAGGCTTTCGGTTGATTGTGTTGAACGGGCTGGAGAGTATTTTAGATATGGTTTGAAGTGGGATGAATGGTGTAATAATCTAAAAGAATTTCCTTCGAATTTTGATGTATCATTTCAATGGACGTGTAGTAATGTGAGTATGTTTTATCTTATTGATACATATGATTTTTTGCGTGAAAATTTTCCAAACATAAGATTTTTATTTGAAAACCATGTCACAGAACCGTATCACCTGTCGGCACAAAATTTGCCCATTGAACTAAAAAATGAAATCAAAAAAAATATTGATTCATATATGTTTACCGAAAAAGCAAAAGAAGTTTTGCCTTTTTATATAAATTATATGTTTGAAAAAGATGGTTGGTCAGATAATGGCGATATATTGATAAATTATCTTAATGATCTAGATAAAGCAAGAAATACTAATTGGAAAGAGAGTTTATGTGGTCTAGAGACACGATTGAGTGGATTGATATAGAATTGACATCATATTGTAATATTGATTGTCCTGGATGTTTTCGTCAAATTAAAAGAAACAAAGTAAACAGTGTTTTAAATAAAGATGTAATATCACTCAAACAAATTAAAAAATGGATTACAAAGAAAACTTTTCCTAATTGCAAGTTGATAAATTTTTGTGGATCAATAGATGAACCAACATTGCATCCTGAATTATTAGAAATTTTAGATTATTTAGATGATGTAAATATAAACATATCAACTAATGGTTCAACCAAAACTAAGAAATTTTGGAAAAATTTAGGAGAAAGAAGAATATCTATATTTTTTGGTATCGACGGGGTTGATCAAAAATCATTAGAAAAATATAGAATAGGTTCTAATTATAAAAAAATCCAAGAAAATTGGAAAGAATTTATAAAAGCAGGAGGACATGCGACTTGGCAATTTATAGCATTTGAACATAATGAGCATTTGATAGATGATGCAAAACGAATAGCAAAAGAAGAAGGATTTGAAAATTTCAGATTGATATATTCCCATAGAAATGATAATAAAGAATCAAAGACTAAAACTAGAAAGATGGAACATAAAATAGTGTGTAAATATGGAAATCAAAAAAGAATTTTTTTAAGTCATACTGGAGCATTATTGCCATGTTGTTTTTTTAATTCTGAATATTTACAGGTCTATGGTGGTAACGAAATAGAAACTAGATTTATGAAAAAGTATCAAGAATTGGGAGGGCCTCTTGAAATTAATTTAAAATATAATACTCCTGATGAAGTAATGACGGGAGAATTATATGATTATGTAATAAACTCTTGGAACAAAAATCCGATGGAAAAATGTTGGACTACGTGCAAGCAATCTAATCAAGATGTATTTATAGATGAAGAATTTTAATGTTAAAATGCTATTATGCTTTGGGTGGAATAAATTATAAGAATGGCGTGATTACAACATGTCCTAGACAATCAGATCAATTGGTCTATACACATGAAACTGTTTTGCCTTCTGAAATATTTAATCATCAAAATTTTAGAAATCTCAGAGAACTTCTATATCAAGACAAGTGGCCGTCAGGCTGTGATACATGTGAAGATATGGAACGAGATAATTTAATTTCTATGAGAAAAGATTATTTGCCGATAGATGGTTGGTTCCATAAAAGCCACGGGGGTACAACTGAGCTGAACCGCGAAAGTTGTAACACTCCATTATTAAAATGTTATGATAAAAATAATCATAAAACTGATTTTAAGGGATTAAGGCATTTAGAATTAAGATTTAGCACAGCATGTAATTTTGCATGTTTGCATTGTTCTAAGGTTTATTCTTCTGGGTGGATTACTAAACTATTAAATTATAAACCTGATAAAGAAGTGCATCAATATGATTTAAGACAATTATTGGGAACAGAACATCGACATGGTCCGAATGATAAAAATGAAATGAGCCTTTCGACAGAAGATGCTTTGAAAATCATTGATGATTTGAATGAAAATTTTCCCTATTTGGAGTATATTGATTTTTCTGGAGGAGAATTGTTATATCAAAAACAGTTTTTTCCTACGCTTAAAGGATTAGCCGAACATCCTAATGCTAAAAATATGAATATTAGTTTTCATTCAAATTTTAATTCTCCTAATTTAGACGTTTTAAAATTATCAGAACTTTTAGCTCCTTTTAAATCTTCGTCTATAATCATATCTATTGATGCTGGAAGAAAAATGTATCCTTATTTTAGAAATGGTGGTGATTGGGAAAAACTGAAACAAAATATATATAATTTTAAAAAAGAAAATAAACATACTTATTTAAGCGCATCAATAACCACTTCAATATATCAAATGCTAGATCTGTATGATATTTTTGATTCAATACTTGATTTATATCCTCCCACTGATAAACCAAATTCTGAAATACAATTTAATGCGTCTATTGTGCAAACTCCGAAGTATATAAATCCGTCTTTGATCATGTATGATTTTGCAGAAGAAACAGAACACGATATTAAAAAAACTTATGAACTTATAGAAAAAAAAGACATGACGGGTAATATATTATATGAGAGACAAGCAAAAATATGGCTCGACTATATTGTGCATTATGTGAAAAACACAAAACTTTCTTATAATAATTTTAATAGATTTTTGATATATCGAAAAAAATCAGATGAAATTTGGGGTCAGAATTTTAATGATTATTATGACAATTATCAAATTGAAAATAATGAATTAGTAAGAGTTAAATGAAATTAAGTGAATATGATTTTACCAAGATACCTTGGGATAGAATTGAACGAGTTGGGACCTGGAAAATGTTGGATACTGACTTATTTACAGTGTCCTGGCTGTTAGGTCGATTTTGTAATTATAGATGTTCGTATTGTTGGCCATATGCTAGAAGCAATACGAAAGATCATAGGCCCACTAAGTTGTGTCTTGAAACAATCGATGAAATTAAATTACAGGCGAGACAGAGAGGGTTTAATAGTTTTCATTTTAGCTTATCTGGGGGTGAACCCACTTTTCATCCAGGATATTTAGACATACTTAAGCATCTTTCTGATGATGTACATAATACTAATTATTCTTCTATACATATGACATCAAATTGTTCTCGGCCTATGAAATGGTTTGAACGATATGTCGAATCCGCTAAAAAATTTACAAGAGCATCTATTACCGCATCATTTCATCGTGAATATCTTGATCTGGACAAGTTTGAGGGTTTTGCTGATAAACTTGAATTTTGTCAACGTAATGGTGTGCGTGTCACAATTAATTCTGTTATGATACCAGAAACTTTTGATGAAACATATAAAAATCTGCTTTATTTTTATGAACGAGGTATAAACGTAACGCTTAAACCCCAGAGTGATCCTACCGCAACGTTTGTTGTTGATGGATATACAAAAGAACAAATACATATACTACATAATGGAATGCCTCAGATTACAAATATGGAAGTTAAATCAAAAAAACTCAAAAATATTCGTCAAGAATTTGAAATTGTGATGAATGATGATGAGGGAAATGAATGGTATCTTGATCAATCTGAAAGGTTCAATGCGTTTAATTTTAATAATTTCAAAGAATGGATGTGTTCTTCTGGCTATCGTAGTTGTATTATTCGTGAGCCTGATGGGAGCATTAAGCGATCTTATTCTTGCAGAGATGTTCCTTTAGGAAATATTGAAACAGGATTTAAATTATTTAATGATGTAAAACCTTGTATTACGGATGCGTGTGTGAGTTCTGCAGATAGCAAAATTCCAAAAAAGAAATTAAATTGCTCATTGCCTTTATGGAAATGCTCATAAATTGTTTTAGAAAATTATGAACGAAAAAATAATCGATAATATCATACAAGATTATTCTTTACGAGAATTGCAAAACATTTCTTCAATAATATTATCAAATCATAATGCAACAAGTGCCTTCATAAAACAATTCAAAGCAGATCATGATAGCCAGCAATTTTATAAAAATGTTATTAAATGGTATGTAAAAAAATATGAATGTTTTCCATAAATCCTCTTTGTCTGATCCTTTAACTTTTTATTTTGTCCCGAATGACGGGGGGCTTGGAGATAGGTTCGTATATGTTTCTGCATTTCTAAGTGTAATGGATTATTTTGAACGTGATAGTGTCGTTTATATGTGTGAATCACTGGACGTTCATCCAAAGCCAAAGAAACTTTTATGTGAAGATTTTTATCAAATAATTGATTTTTTTCAGTTTAAAAGACCTAAAAATAAAATTACAACTGTGCATTTAAAGAAAAAAATATCATGGCAAGACGCTCATGTAATGATTGAAAATACCTACGAGAATACTTACGATAAAGATTTTAAAAAAATATCTCTTCCGACAGGGTGTAATTACTATAATAATACTTTTAATATGCTGTACAATAAAATATGGACTGATGGATCGTATTGGCCTATTGATTTTGATATTAGAGAAAAAAGAAAAAAAGTTTGTTATCTGGTGTATGATAAAAATCAAGATATAGTAACTAAAAAACAAAGAATGAAGATAGACTTTTTGATTAGAAAGTTTCCAGAAATAACATTTTTTCCTTTAGAGGATTTTAACTATTCTAGAAATGTAGAAATATTACAAATGTCTGATTTTATTTTTGCTACAGAAGGAATGTGGACTCATTTATCTAGAGCAATGAATATTGATACTATAGCACATACCACAAATATAGATATCAATGAAGAGATTAATAATCAGGGGCACTTTAGTTCTCCTAGATTTGATAGCTGTTTAGAAAAAGCGAAAGATTTATGTACAGACTTAATGATATAAGACATATACATTTTGAGCCTACACAAAAATGTCAAGCAATGTGTCCTATGTGTGATAGAACCAATAATCCACACATAAAGAATGCTGAAATTTCTATTGATCAATTTAAACAAATTATCGATGTTAGTTTAGCACAACAATTGACTAGTTTTCTCATGTGTGGCAATCATGGAGACCCCCTGGCGGCAAAAGACTCCCTTGACATATATGAATGGTTGCGATATAATAATAAAGACTTATATCTTCATATGACTACAAATGCTGGAGGACGATCAGATGATTGGTGGAAAAGACTTGCAGGAATTTTTGGACATCACGGTAGAGTGTCTTTTTCGGTAGATGGTTTGGATGATACGAATCATTTATATCGAGTAAATGTTGATTGGGCCCGAGTTGAAAATTCAATGGATGTGTTTACGCAAGCAGGCGGAAAAGGTGTTTGGGTGTTTTTGATATTTGAACACAATGAGCATCAAGTGGAAGAAGCAGAACGTATGGCTAAATTATTCGGTCTTGATTTTATAAAGAAAAAAACTGGTAGATGGGTTCAAAGCTATAAAGATGATAAAATATTCAAAAAAACAACTATTAAAGGAAATGAAATTAAGCCTCCAATCAAAAAAGAACATCAAAATAAAAGTGTAAACGAATATGATAAACTGCTTAACTATCACGGCACTTTTCAAAATTATTTAGACAGTACTGGAATAGAATGTAAATCTTTAAAGTCAAGAGAAATTTATATTTCAGCAGAGGGATTGGTTACCCCCTGTTGTTGGACTGCTGGAAAATTATATAAATTATATGAACAATTAGGACAGAACCAGATATGGTATTATCTAGATGATATTAAAAACATTAATGCTTTATATAAACCATTAAATGAAATAATAGAAGGAAGTTTTTTCAGAAAAATAGAACAGTCTTGGAATATGAGTTCTTGTTCACAGGGAAAATCAATAGTGTGTGCAGAAAAATGCGGTACAGGGTTTGATACATTTGGAGATCAGTGGAAATGACAATTCATATTTTTGGAGATAGTTTTGCTTGTATTTGTGAAAATGTTACAGACAAATGTTGTTGGCCTCATCGATTGTCAGTATTGAAAAAGGAAAACGTGCGGGGTTTTGGGAAGGCCGGATCGGGTCCCAATGATGCCTTAACAAAACTTGTTTTTCAATTAGAAGAAGAACTTATTAAACCGCATGATACAGTATTTGTGGCTTTGTCAGATCAAAAAAGACTAAACTTTTCGTTTTTGAAAAATAAAAATGATTCGGCTTATGGTATTTTTCAAATAGCAGAAGATGATTATGCGGGAGATGCTCATTTCATGAAAAAAGTTGCGGGGAACACGTCTCAGAACTTCGAAAGTATTTTAAAACTTGGTAATGAAATTAAAATTATTGCACAATCTTTAGGACCAATGTTTTTGTATGAAAATGTAAAAAATATTTCTTTTTTGCGATTAATAGCTAACAACTTTAAAAATATTAGATTTATAGTTTTCACTTGTTTTAGTTTAGATCATTATATAAGTTATTATAAAAATTTTAATATAACCTCTACCAAATTATTGAATTCGTTAATATTTGATTCTTTGGATTCGAGTAATTTTGATTATGTGAAAATTCCCATTGGGCATATAGTTGGTCAAGCGTCCAACAGTGATATTTTTTTATTAAATCACATGACATCAGAACAAAACATGAAGTTTGCCCAATTAGTTTATGATGTTATAATGTATAATAAAATTGATAAATCTTGGTTTGTCAAAGACGTGCCATATGATGATCCTGATGAGTCGTTCAAAAAAATGGAGCCATTGTTTATCTATGAATAAGATTAAAATTAATTGTCTCAAGTGGGGTACAAAATATAATTTTGATTATGTTAATAGAACGTATGGTGGATTGTTGAAATATTGTCGAGTTCCATTTCATTTTGTGTGCTATACTGATGATTCTAGAGGAATATCTTCTAGAATCGAAACAAAGGATATACAAGAACTTAGGCCATATGATACAAAGAGAGTTTTTACATATGAAAAATTATTTCTTATTGATAATGACGAATATGATAAAAATATTTGGATAGATTTAGATGTATTGGTTCATGAAGATATAACCGAATTGATAACAAGAAAACATCATAATATTACATTTATATGGAACTATTGGAATGATTATGAAAAAATTAGTTTATTCAATTATGGTCGCGGAGTGTCTTGTCATACAAACTCATCATTTGTTGCATGGGATAAAGGGACAGCTTCTTGGCTTTTAACTTATACTAAAAATAATTGGGAAAAGATAAAATGGACATATAAAAGTTTAGACAAATATTTGTTTTATCAGCATCATAGAAATAATAAATTGAATTTGTGGGAAAAAGACCTATTTTCAAACTATAATAAAGAACAATATCAATTAAAAAATAAAGTGACATTGTTCAATACATCTCATCTTTTCAATAATAAAAATATGAAAGATATCAAACACTATGAATTACATGAATCACCTGTACAGGAATTATGGAAAACTTATTCTATTGGGCTGTAAATCACGAAAAAATATCTGTATTATGTTGTCCCAATTTTAAGTTTATCAAGACTTTGAGGGGATTGGATATGGAAATTGATAATATAAATTATGATATTAATTTTAGATATATGTCAAATGTTAGGTGTAATGATTTTGTGTTTGATGATGTTAAATTGCATACTTGTGTATTACATTATAATTGTGAAAAAACATATCCTGTGGGTCGAATGCATAAAGGAATTTTCATTTTAAAAGGTGATGATAAAGAACATAATGGTGATTGTAATCCTATTTGTTCGATTAATAAACTGGTCGATGATAATGAATTAACAGAAGTTTTTGATTCATTCGAAATACAATGTAAAAATAAAAAATATAAACAATATTGTGTATATGGAACAAATTTATAATTGGCGAAAAAATAAAAACGATATAAGTCTTCATAATATTGAAATAGGATCTTATAATGATCAAATTGGTTTGATTAAAGACACTATTGGAGAACACAATACAGAAATCGGAAAACACAATACAGAAATTGGTTCGATTAGAGATACTATTGGAGAACACAATACAGAAATTGGTTCGATTAGAGATACTATTGGAGAACATAAAGAAAAAATTTCTATGTGTGAAAATGATAATCGAGAAACTCCATATTATTGGGTTAATCAGTGGGTTAATAATAATCTGCCGTCGTATTCTAATAATTTTGATGATTCCGTATCTCAAGGTCAATATGAATCTAAATTGTGGCTTTCTCAAGAACTAAAAAAAATACAATATTCGGGGGATCTTCATATTGATATAATCGGTTCGTGGTTTGGATATCCATTAATTGAAATGTTGTCGAAAAATTTCAACATATCTCAAATTGATTTATATGATTTGGATGAAAATTGTCATAAAATATTTGCACAGTATAAAAATCACTTTGATGAAAAATTTAAAATTGCACAATTTGGAGATTTTTTTGAACGTACAGAATTGAGAAGACGGCAATTAATAATAAACACTTCTTCAGAACATATGGCTGATATTGCTTTAATGAAAGACTGCTATAAAGATTATCCAATAAAACCTACTATAGCAATACAATCAAATAATTATTTTGAGTTAGATGATCATATAAATTGTGTAAAAGATGTTAATGAGTTGGTTGAAAAAAATCAAATTAAAGATGTTTTATATAAAGGAAAACGCTCCTTACCGTTATATGACAGATTTATGGTGATAGGGAAATGGTAACCGTTGTTCTCGTATGTACGGGAAATAAATATGATGAGTGGTATGTTGATAATATTCTTCATATGATTCGTGAACATGGAAAATTGAAATATGAAAACGTTTATATAATAAGAGATGGAGAAGGTGCTGTTTTTGATAAATTGCAAATGTTTAAAGAATGTGTTAATGATGTAAATTATTTATATTTCGATTTAGATATAATTATTAAGGGTCCCATATCTCATTTAATTAAAGACGATTTTACTCTTCTTACTGCCTGGTGGAGAGATTCGCTTCATACCCCTTTAAACTCTTCAATAATGTCGTGGAAGGGAAATCATGTTCATATTTATGATAAATTTTATGAAGATGAAGATTATAGCAGAGTAAAATATTGGAAAGGCATCGATGAATATATTTACAGAGAAATAGATTATAAAATTTATGATAAAGTGTGTTGGTCTTATCCTTGGAATAGAGACGAATTGGAACATTCAATTTGTTTATTTAATCATGATTTTGCGCCTGCAATGAAAACAGAAGAATGGACAAAAAAATACAGATTATTAGAAACTTATTGACAAAAGAAGAATGTTTTGATCTTATCGTATCTTGTAGAAAAAAGGTTCGTTTTGCTAGAGTTGTAAATAGTGAATTTTCTGATGAAAGAAGATCTAAGGTTTTTATTTGGTTAAATGATTTTGAATTGGAAAAAAAATTTAATAGTTCTAATATGGTATTTCAGTTTTCAGAATATTCTAAGTTAAATTATTATCATTGGCATAACGATTTTGATACTGCTCGGTCAACTTGTAAAAGAATAGAAACATGTGTTATACCTTTAAATGCTGAATATCGAGGAGGATCTTTTGAAATTAAAGACAGTGATTCCATAGAATTGAGTGTGGGAGATTGTCTTAGGTTTGATTCGAAATTAGAACATAGAGTAAAGCCTGTTTTAAAAGGAATAAAATATTCTTTAGTTGGGTGGATAATGCAACAAAATAACATTTAAAACATATGATAGACAAAACAAATGAAATAATTTTGATACATGCTTATTTGTCTGATGAAGAAAGAAAGTCTGTATGTCATAAATTTATAAAACAGTTTAAATCTTTTGGGTATGATGTTTTGATTACGAGTCATTTGCCTCTTGACAAAGACACTCAGGAATTAGTAGATTATGCAATTTATGATAAAGATAATATGTTGGTCGATGATCCTGAATTGAAAGGATATTTAATTCATTATGCTTATGAACTTGATGATGAAGGTAACGTGTCTCCTATTTTTAATATTGCAAGTAGAGAATTTTTTAAAAATAATACAATATTTGCAGTTTTACGATTATTACTCGCAGGGGTTACATATGCGAAATTGCTTAATAAAAAAGTAATCCATTTATTTGATTATGATGGATTTTTGCCATTTGATGACGAATTAATAGAAAATTATGATATTATAGAAACTCAAGGAAAACAAGCAGTATTTTATAAACGTGAAACAGAAGATTTAAATGCGCCTGATGGTGAACACTATGTTGGGGATAAAATTAGACATTGGCAGATTATGACATTAATTATGTCGTGTAATGTAAATTTTTTATATCGTAGATTGAGTATGTATTCTGATCAGCATCTTAAACAGATGATGATTAATCATGGTCTTCATATAGGTGAAGAGTTATTGGGTTATGTGTTGGGTATATCTTACCTGAATAAGCAGGAAGATTCCTTTGAAGAAAATGTTGAGATAAAAGATCTTGAAACATCTGTTCAAAGAACGGGTTTCGAAAAACAAAAAATTTATACTGATGCCGAATATCCCTGGATCTGTCTTGCTTGGTATGAACCAAATCGGGGATATAGGTTTTTTGCTATGCCCCCAAAAGGAGAAATAAATTGTTCTATTTTTAGAAATAATGTTCATTATTCTTCTTTTACTTGTGCTGATTGGGGTTACAGAACAGATTTTTTTTCTGAAGATGATCTTGAAAATATAACAATTTATGTGAATGATAAATTCTTTAGAGAATATGATTTCACTAAACCAGAAACAAAAGAACGTATTTTACTTTGTAATATTTGGAACGATGCTCCCTCTCAATAATATTAGTGTTATAATTCATACGTGTGATGAATACAGTCATTTTTGGGATGGTTGGTATACTATGTTTGATCATTTTGGATTTTTGGATTTAGATTGGCCTATATATTTTTGTAATGAAGAAATAGAATTGCCCTTTAATGATCCTAGAATCCTTCAGATTAAAACGGGTAAAAGTAAAAAATATATGGGAATCGAAGAACGAGATTGGTTGCCTACTTATGGGGGACCAAAACAGATTGATGAAGGATGGAGTGATAGACTTATAACTGCTTTAAACTCGGTTCAAACAAAATATGTTTTATACATGCAAGAAGACCAGTGGCCATTTAAGCAAATTGATGCAATATTATTTAATAAATTATTAAATTTTGTACGATTCAATGATGTGAATGGTTTGAGATTACACCGACTTACTTCTCCTTATGTTTTAGATGAATACGAAGAAACAGACCATTATATACAAAATAAAAAAATTTTAAAGGCTAAAAAAGATGGGGGGTTTTTGTTATGTCATCAACCGACTATTTGGAATAGGGAATTTTTATTGAACGTAAACATTCCCGGTGAAGGATTTAGAGATAATGAATATGCTGGAACTGAAAGAGTTAAAAAACAATATAAAGATCCAAAAATTTTTTTATATCACCATCATTGGTTTTTAGAAAAATCTGCTTCATCTGCTGGTTTGTGGATTCCCGAAATTGAATGGGAATATAGAGAAGTTGCAAGAGAACGTGTTGTTTATAATTATTTTAATATGATTAAAAAATCTGAATGAATAAAACAAAAGTATTTGCAGTTAGAGTACGTGACAAATATGATCAAAGAGTTGAAGATTATATTAATTCAAAAATATCGAATGTTACATGGATTAGAGATGAATTGCCTGGAGTAGATTTACAATGGAATAAATTACGAGTCATGAATATGGATATTGATGAGCCGGTTCTTGTAATTGATATTGATACTTTTTATATTAATGATTACACTAAAGCTATCGATTATCCTATAGAAAGAGGGGAATTTTTAACAGCCAAATCTTGGTGGAAAGATACTTGGAATGAAAATTATTCATTATGCGGAGGATTTCAAAAGTATTATCCGAAAGATTGTAAATACATTTATGATGAATTTATGGGCAATATTAATTATTGGTCGCAATATTATATTACCCTTAAAATAACAACAGGGCCAGTTAATGGAGAACAATTTTTCATAGAAGATCAAGTAAAGAAAAAATTAAAATTGAAATATCTTCCATCAACATGGGTGACTAGAATGTGTAATAAAAAAAATTTAAAAGAACTTGCTTCAATAAACGCAATGTATCCAGGAGAATATGTTTATTTGGACGGGTTTCATGATGATATTAAAATAGTACATTTTAAAAATGAAGAAATTGATTATTCTTTTTTATCTAATAATATCACTTCATTATAAGCTGAAAATAGTTCAATTAAATTAGTTGCTTTTCTAAGTTTGCTTCTAGCTTTTTTGTTTTCGCTATTTTGAATTTCTTCTTTTTCGAAAAGCTGTAATTTATATTTAAATAGTGTTTCTGAAGAAATATCAGCAAGTAGTATATCTATATTTTCGGGAATTTTTTCTTCTGATTTTTCTGACGTGGACATTTCAATATCATTGACTATTAAATAGTACCAGTGCATTGCTTCAATAATTGATGATGCTTTTCTAATATTAGAACGATATTCTTTTTTATCGCTTTCTTGAACTGGTTGTGTTTCAAATATTTCAAGTTTTGTTTGAAACAATTCTTCTGTTGAAGCAGTTCTTATTGATTCCCATGAAATGGGTTTTGTGTTATCAATAGTTTCTATGTTAAGATTACCGGCTAGTTTATATTCTAAAAATTCATCAAAATCTTTTTCTCTTTTAGCCATGGCGTCATGAAAATTTGCTGATTGTAGTTGTATTCCCTCTAAAGTTTTGTTTCTGTGATTTTCGGGTAATGCTTTTAGTAGTGTCTTGAAACAATATGTGTCTAGATGAGTTTCGATTTGTTTTACTTCAATGTCTGGATGAGGTATTTCTACATCTTCGCCATCGGGAATTTCTCTAAATCGTACTAATACAGGATTATCTTCTGCTGTATAATCTGGATATTTATGGAAAATTGTATTGACTTTGCATCGACTCCAATATGTTAACCATGTTTCGTAATCAGAGGCATGAAATGCTTCGTTAAGAGTAATCATTATGTTTCCTTTTATGGTGTTGGTGTTCTTTCGCCGTTTGTAGTAAAATAATAGGGTCCGCTGGAATCAATTATGGCTCCTGAAGGTGTCCATGTTCTGGTATAAATCGAGGGTGTCCCTGATGGTCCAGTTAATGTATCAGTCGTGCTTTGATATTTTTTATCGTAAAAAGTTCCTTTATTTGTTCCAACAATTGAAGTTGCAACATTATATACGAGATGTCTTCTTGCAATTATGTTTAAATAAACATCATTTATTAATTTAGCTGTAGCATCATAAGAAGTGCTAGATTCTAATTGTATTTCGTTATTAGTGCCGTCCCATCTAGTATAATTATCTGGAGTTGATGGTTCAGTAGTATTTGCTGTTTTTAACCATAGTTTATATGCACCATAAGGACTACTAGCGTATATTGTATCAGTAAAAAATGCTCCTTTATCAGACCAGGTTCCGCCTCCTGGATTAGATACTGCAACTCTATAAGATCCAACTTCATCACCTGTTTGCATTTGTTGAAGGCAGTGAGTAGCAAGCGTATCTCGAAGATCTGTTTCTGTGGTTGGGCCTATTTTTAAATCCGGAGAGGTCCAATATAATAATCCAGAATTGTTTATGGTTGCTGAACTGGGGGCCGCTGTAGAATGGTTCATATTTTGATAAAATGTTACGGATGAAGATGTGAAAGTTGTTTGATCCGGTTGGCCAATTATCGTGTCTGGTTCTGCGCCTTGATAATTGCCTGTGTCATCTGGTTCGGTCATGCTTCCGGATATTCTATATCCATTAGTAGCTGTTCCTATGGAAACAAAAGGAGATGATCCTGAAGTTTTTACTTCGCCTGGATACCCTGTACCTGCATCTAGAAGAGCCGCATATCTTTTTCTTAGAAAATAACTAAGAATTTCTAGTTCGGTATCAGAATATTGTCGTAGGTCTTTGTTTACTGCATCCCAATATAAGTGTCTGTATTGTGTCATAATTAATCCATTGACAAAAAGTTCAAAATAGTGTAAACTATATAATAGTTGTTATTTATATTTATATTTAGTTAATAATTAAAATCGTTTATGAAAATTTTATATATTACTCCTCATTTATCTACGGGCGGAGCCCCCCAATATCTTCTTAAAAAAATCGAATTATTATACAATGATAATGATATTTATGTAATAGAGTATAATGATTATGGGTCTTATAGAGTTCAAAAAGATAAAATATTAAACATTCTAAATGATCAGTTAATAACTTTGTCCGATGATAAATCTGATATTTTAACATATTTAGATAAAATAAAACCCGACATTATTCATTTTGAAGAAATGCCTGAATTTTTCGTGGATGATAAAATAGCTGAAAAAATTTATAAGAAAAATAGAAATTATTTGATTTTTGAAACATCTCATGATTCTTCCTTCGATCCTTCGTCAAAGAAATTTTTTCCAGATAAATTTTTATTTTGTAGTGATAATCAACTAATAAAATTTAGATCAATAGATGTTCCTGCATGTGTTATAGAGTATCCCGTCGATAAAAAAACATCAGAAAAAGAAAGAGATGTTGCATTGAGAGAATTAGGTGTTGATCCTGCATTGAAACATGTATTAAATGTTGGATTATGGACATCAAGAAAAAATCAAGTGGAAATTATTGAATACGCTAAACTTTTGCCTGACGTACAATTTCATTTTGTAGGGAATCTTGCGGAAAACTTTAAAGAATATTGGGAACCTTTAACAAAAAACTTGCCCGATAATTGTATAGTTTGGGGGGAAAGGTCTGATGTAGAAAAATTTTATTCATGTATGGATTTATTTTTATTTACGTCTAAGGGAACTAGTTTTGATAAAGAAACGAATCCATTAGTTGTGAAAGAAGCTTTGTCTTGGAATATACCTGTATTAGCACATAAACTTGACACTTATATTGACAAATATGACGAAAAAGTTACTTGGCTTTCTGATGATTTGAATATTAATTTAATTAAAATGTCTAGACTACTGAACATTAGTGATCGTCTTGTAAGTTGTTCGATTGAAGATACCAAAATAACTTTTCATTTTTTAAGCTTATATGAATGTTTTCATGAGAAATTGTTGTGCTTATATGAAATAGATACTGGGTTATTAGCCTATAGATCACACATTTTAACAAACTCAATGTGGTGTCAGCCGCATTGCGGAAAAGATGTAGTTAACGGGTTTATAGTAAAGATATTTGATGCTCCTAAAGATTATTATTCTAATTTAAGTGATGTGAATTTGTTAGATAATCATCATCTTTTATATGAAAAAACATTTCCACTTAAATCAGAAGTTGATATTAAAATTCTCGGAAAAAATAAACATTTTCATGGAATAGCGGACGATCCTTCTTCCTGGTATACTTTTTATGAAACTTTGATATTACAGTATTATAAAAAATTAAATTTGACAGAAGGGGATACTGTAATTGATATTGGTGGTCATTATGGTTTTTTTGATATGTATGCTTTAAATCAAGGAGTTTCGCATATTCACACAATTGAACCCACTAAAACAACATTTGATATTTTATGTAAAAATTTGGGAGAATATAGAAATATTGAAAAACACAATTTAGCAATTTCTTTTGATAATAACAGTAGAGAATTTATTACTATTGGATCCAGTTCATGTAATTCTTTTTATGATAATTTTAATAATAGCGCAAAGAATACAGAAAATCAGGGAGTAATAAAAAAAGAAATTGTTGATTGTGTTACGTTTGAACAATTTATGAAAAATAATAGTATTGATAGAATAGATGCGTTAAAATTGGATTGTGAAGGGGCAGAATGGGACATATTACCAGTGATTCATGATGATTTTTTTAAATATAAATTGAGAAAACTTTCTATGGAAGCACATCCGTTTGGTGTTGAGGGTGAAATGAAACTTCATGCAACTAATTTTATAACGAGATTAGAAAGTTTGGGATATCAAGTTATTGCTGATTCTCAAGTAACAACTAATGGCGAATTGGGTAATTTGTGGGCAATAAGACGTCCAAAAATAAAAATAGTTCATATGCTTGTTGATGTGGATTCAGAAAGAGAAAAAAAATCAATAACACATCTTAAAAAATTATCTGAATATTCAGATTGGTCATATGTGCAAATGGTGAATCCTTTATATGAAAATTTTCCCCCGAAAAAAACATGTGCTAGACCAAATGATGTGCAAATGAAATCGGGCGAATATAAATTAACACCTGCTCATTATGGTAATTTTTCTGCTCACAAATCTGCTATAAATGAACATTTAAATGAAGACTTTGATGCCGTTTTATTTTGTGAATGTGATGCTATTTTTATAAAACCAGTACACGAAGTTCATAGATCAATTATGGACCGGTTAGATGATATGAATCAGCATAATTTATATTATATGTCTTTCGGAAAAAGAATTCCTGATTGGGAACATGAAAATTATGAATTTTTCGGTGTAACAGATAGAATGTCTGAAGCGCATTGTTATTTACTTTCCACAGACGAAACTAGAAGAACTTATTTTAAAAAACAATTGAAAACTGCAAAATGGGATACTTATGATTTATGGTTAAATAATAATATTTTTAATGATAAGAAATGTGGTATAGTTAAATCGCCAATCTCAATTCAATGTTCTGGAGAGTCATATTTAGATAATTCTTTTAAGGATGGGACTACTTTATTACATAATGAAGATATAGAGACAACCCATGAAGAATTTTAAATTATCACTTGTGACTTCCTGTTATAATGCTGAATTTTATTTAGATGAATTAGCGGGTTCGGTTTTTTATCAAAATTATGATCATTGGGAGTGGATTCTTGTTGATGATTTTTCTGTTGATAACACCCGTTCGGTAATGGAAAAATTAAAAAGAACAGATAGTAGAATAAGAATCGTCGAGCCCAAACACAAGAAAGAAATATGGTGGAATCCCCAAATCCCCGCTGTTGGCGACATTGTATGTCATTTAGATGCTGATGATATAATTTTACCGAGAACTTTTGAAAAAATAATTCATTATTTTAACTTGTTTCCAGAAGCTGTATTGCTCCATTTTAATGCAAACAAATATCATGATGTTTTGCCTAAAAATTCAAATAATATTTTTGATAATTTTAAAGACAACGTGTATATGTCAAGAGACAATAACTCTTTTTTAGAAGGATTTGAAAAGTTATGGCCTCAGCGATCAAATATTTTTGGATATTTAAGAATATTTAAAAATCTACCAGCATTACGTTTTCCTGAACACAAAGACAGTGATATTTGTTTATCAAATGATGGTCAATGGTTATTGAATTTAGAGAGATATGGAAAATGGTTGACTATACCCAGAACAACGTATCTTGCAAGAGAACACGGAGAATCTGAAAATTTTAGAAATTGGAATCCTCGTGGCGAAGCACAATTAGTTATAAACGAAAAGGAAGAAAGAAAGAATTTCATTTTAGAATATCCTAGAAATATTAAGTATTTTGATGATATCTATGATTTAGCAGAATCTACTTATTTAAGTAAATTAAATTATGAAACAGAAAGAAAACATGTAAGTTTTTTGAATTTTGATTATAATCAAGAACAAACATCAAAAGTAAGACATCTGTTTTTCGATCATGACATAGTTTTTGATAAGTACCTGAAAAACATTTCTTATTTTTTTGTTAAAATAAATTTAAATGATACTCCAATAACAATATCAAATATTATATCTAAATTACCTGTATCGAATCATGAATTAAGTTTTTTTTCAGATAATACGCATTTACATGAAAACAATCGTATACCGTCTAACAATATTGAAAACATAAAAGACGTTATTACGGCAGATAATAGAAATGTTTTTTGGTATTCTCAAGACAATCGAATCCATCTTATTTCTAATAGTCATCGAATAATAGAAATTCCTGAAATTATTTTGTCTACACAAAATATACAGGTGCGTGATACATTAGAAAAAGAAAAAGAAAAAGTCCATGAAGATCATTTAAAAATAATGCAAATACATGTTGGATGTGGTCTTGACATTCCCCCCAAAGGATATGGGGGATTAGAAGAAGTGATTTATCAATATATGAGAATTGCTCGAAGTAGAGGGCATGAAGTAAGTTTAAAATGGTTAGATGATGTAACACAAAATGATTTAGAAAAATATGATGTGTTTCATAATCATACTGGTGGGTTTTACGATTTGCTGAAAGATAGATGCATACCTTATATTTTTACGATGCATGATGCTTTTGTTAAGATACATGGAAAAAACTCTCATTATTATATGACAAATAATGAAACTATAAAAAATTCTTTGTTCAGTTTAATACCAACTGAAGATATGATAGATTATTTTTTATATCCAGAAAAATTAAGAAGACTTCATCATGGGGTAGATACAAATTTTTTCTTTCCTAATGAAAACAGAAAAAATATACGATTAATTTGCGTGGGCGGGGGCGATGATAGAAAGGGTTTTCATTTAGCAATTCAAGCGGCAAAAAAATTAGGACTTCCTATAACAATTGTTGGTCCAGATTCAATACATTTAGATTATAATAAGAAATTTTATGATATTGTAGAAGAATGTAAAGGACATATTGATATAACTCTTGTTGGTAATGTAGAAAAAAACGAATTACGGGATTTATTAAATGAACATCATGTATTGATTCATCCGGCCTCTTTAGAAACGGGTCAACCCTGTTTGGCCGTGCTTGAAGCAATGGCTTGTGGTTTACCTGTGGTGGGAACACTACAAGATGACATATACGTAAAGGGTTTAACGATATGTACAAGAAATGTTGATATCATTGCTGAAAAAGTTAAAACTGTTTTAGATAATTATGATGAACATTCAAAACTTGCAAGAGAATTTGCTAGAGAACGAGATTGGGAAAAGATTTTTGATGAATTGGAAAAATATTATTATGAAGCAAAAGAGTTGAAATATTCTAAACCCTTTGATATGAAAGAACGATTAATGTTCGCATATCAGAATACGCCTATATCAGGGAAAAATATTTTTGAATTAAATATGCAAAAAAATCCCTATTTGTCTGTTAAGGGGTCTATTCCTGCGGAGTATAAAATTAATTTTATTGATAATGATACTCATGCAATTCATTATTCGAATGATATTTCTACTGGGGGATGGGTTGCTTGTGGTCTTGATTATTATGTAAATTGGCGAGTTGAAGCTATAAATATCGAAACAGGAAATATAGACTTTGAGTATGAACAAGATTTTACAAATAAGAATGTTTTTGTGTGGTTTGATACAGTAGCATTGGGAGATACTTTAGCGTGGATGCCGGTCGTTGAAGAATTTCGTAAAAAGCATAAATGTAAAATGTATTGTAGTACATTTTGGAATGATTATTTGGTAGAATCATATCCTGAAACTTCTTTTATAGTTCCTGAATCTGGGTTTAATGATTTTGTATCTTCTTATAGAATAGGGTTTTTTGAACTCAGTCCACAGTCTCCCGTGGACATGAAAGACGTTTCTTTGCAAAATTTGTGTGCAGGTATACTTGGGATTAAAGATTTTAAAGAAACCAGGTGCAAAATAAAAGTTAAAGAAACAGAAACAGAATTGGAAAAACCTTATGTATGTATTGGTACTCAATCAACTGCTCAGGCGAAATATTGGAATTATTTGGGTGGATGGGATAAAGTGGTTGACTTTTTATCCGAAAAGGGTTATAATGTAGTATGTATAGATAAACATCCTTCTTTTGGTCAAGGAGAATATTTTAATGTAGTACCTAAAAATGCAATAGGTAGACATGATCGATCTTTAGATCAAACAATAGCAACTTTAGATGGTGCTGAATTTTTTATTGGATTAGGGTCTGGATTATCGTGGTTAGCATGGGCTTTAAATAAACATGTAATATTAATATCGGGATTTAGTAATCCTAAATCAGAATTTTATTCAAAATGTGTTAGACTCCATAATAATGATGTCTGCAATAGTTGCTATAATCGACATAAATTTGATCCTAGTGATTGGTCATGGTGTCCGGATCATAAAAATACTGATAGAATGTTTGAATGCTCTAAAAACATTTCACCAGAAGAAGTTTATGGAGCGATTGAACAAACAATACATACGATAGAGAACAATGATTAAAACACTAAAAGTTTTAGATTTTACGATTATTATAGAAAATATTGTTAGTAGTAAAAAAATGACGTATTGGGATGCAATATGTCATTATTGTGAAGAAACTCAGATGGAACCTCAGACAATTGGAAAACTTGTTCAGGGGCCGTTGAAAGCTAAATTAAGAGAAGAAGTAACTGCATTGCATTATCTCCCAAAAACTACTACGATATTGGGGCTATGATAAAAATGGATCCGTTTGATTGCTATAAAGAATATGTTTCAATCAAAACTCATTTTCACGCCAAAAAGTATGATTATTTTAAACATAAAAAAAGAAAAATCTCATTTAATGCTTTTAAAAAGCGCAATGATCAAATCTTTTTTGTGAAATTGTCAAAAAGTTATAAAGATGATGAGATATCAAAATTCTTTGTTGCAAACTTTATTGATAATGAAAATTTGTGGATAGGCGATGCGCTTGATTCGCAAGCAGAATTTAAATATAAAGAATGGCAAAAAAGAATACAAAGCATGAGTTATATTTTTAGTAATGATATTGATAAATTGTTGATCAAAGAAAATTTTGAAAATTGGTTCAAAATTAAAAAAGGTCAACATCCTTTATTACTGAAACAAGCACTTGCTAAATATATTTGTATGGAAACTTTTTCTATACTTAATATGATACTTAACTTTGTTCCTGACTGGGATCAAAAGATAAAAGAAACTTTTGTCTGGCCTCAGTTTAGAGATAGAGTTTTGAAATACACTCCATTTTTGGAGGTGGATAAGACGAAGTTTCGTAAGATTTTACGAGACAAAATTTAATATACAACGAATATTCCGATATACGAAAGGTAAATATGGCTACACTATCCGCACTAAAAAAATCCCGTGCATCCTTCATGCAAAATCTTCACAAAGAAATCGAGAAGATCGACACTCCTTCTGAATCAAAGAGTTATGTCGATGATCGATTCTGGAAACCTGAAATCGACAAGTCTGGAAACGGATTTGCTGTTATTCGATTTCTTCCCCCAGTAGATGGAGAGGATGTTCCATGGGCAAGAGTCTTCAATCATGGTTTTCAAGGACCTACAGGACAATGGTACATTGAAAACTCTTTGACAACTCTTGGTAAGAAAGATCCTGTTTCAGAGTATAATTCTCAACTTTGGAATTCTGGAATAGAGGCGAACAAAGATATTGCTCGTAAGCAAAAGCGCCGATTAACTTATATTAGTAACATTTATGTTGTTGCTGATTCAAAGAATCCTCAGAACGAGGGAAAAGTCTTTTTGTATAAATTTGGGAAAAAGATTTTTGATAAGATTAATGATGTGATGAATCCAGAATTTGAAGATGAATCTCCTGTAAATCCCTTTGATCTCTGGGAAGGGGCGAATTTTAAATTAAAGATTCGACAAGTTGAAGGTTATCGGAATTACGATAAGAGCGAATTTGATAAAAGCACACAACTCGTAGAAGATGAAACTGAACTTGAAAAAATTTGGCAATCAGAGTATGCTCTTACAGAGTTTACTGCAGATGATCAATTTAAATCTTTTGAAGATTTGAAAGCGAGATTGGATAATGTTCTTATAGTAGAAACTAATCTTCCTGAGGTACGTACTCCTGTATCTAAACCAAAAACTGCGGAAGAACCTTTTACTCCTCCAACGAACAATGAATCATCATCTGAAGAGGAAGAGGATATGTCTTATTTTGCTAAATTAGCAGAAGATAATTAATTATAGTTTTGAGTTTGTTCTTTGATTGACATTATTGAACAAACTCAAAATCACTGTATCCCGGTATCTAATAGGCCCGGAGGGAATCCTGTAAATGAACGGTCTGCCGTTACATTTGTATTCAGTTTCATACTTGAATCGTTGTAGATATTCGTTGTCCCAGCAGGCTGTCCAACTTTTAAGGATTCGTTTCTTTCTCTTTCCAGTTCAAGTATTTTTTTCCTCTGAAAATTTAATCGTAAAAATTGTGCTTCTTCTTTATTTGTAGTATCTGTGTCTGAACCCGAAACCTTTCCGACAAAACCAGTACTTACTCTTTTCGAAGCCAGAACGGCGGCAGATGCATCGTATTTGCCCATTCCAACACCCAGTTCTTTGGCGGCAATAGCATATGCTTTTAGAAGTTTTTTTGCATTCTGTCCCACACCACTTTTAGGGTCAGCCCTCAAAAGTCCTAGTGTATGAGTCGATGCATTCTCTTCATCTGCATCCTGTGCATCCCGCATCTTCTTATATTTGTTGGACAGTCCGGATGTTTCTTTCCCAAAGAGTTTGCCCATTACAGAATTAGCTCCAGTTGTACCTATAATATCTTCTAGTGCTTTTCCTACCCATGTTGCAATAATTCCTATAGCACCTCCTATTACAATACCTGCAACTAATCCTACTGGTCCAAGTCCGAGCATTGCGGTTCCTCCAAAAAGTCCAGCCCCCAATAAAGCGTGTTTTAGATATGTACTGTTTTGCAAATATTTCCATAATTGAGTTTTCATGTGACCCGCAAGACTTCCTCCTTCTCCTTTTTGAGCTTTCAATGCTTCTGCTAAAACGGGTCCTCCTATTATTCCAGCACCAGCTCCCAATATCATACCAGCAATCATTCCTGCAGGACCAAAACCAGAAAATGCCGCCGCACCAAAAAATCCCCCCGCCCATGGCAGAGCCGAACCATCGAATTCGTTACTCATGAGATAATTTTTTAAGCCTTGTTTGAATGCTTTACCAACATCTTTTTCTCCTGCTTCTTCTACTTTCATCATTTCTTTGATAGTGCCTGCTCCTATTATCCCGATACCTGCTCCAAGAATTGCTCCAGCTATCATTCCCGCAGGACCTCCTTTTGCTCCCCATCTCGCACCCATCAATGCCATACCACCACCAGCATATAGTCCTATATTCTCCATCAAGTGTTCTTTTACTTTAGTCATTACGTTTTTGGAATTCATTTTTGATTTATCTTCTGCAAAAATATGATTTAGTCCAGATAATGCTCCTCCGAGTACTCCAGCAATCACCGCTCCTCTTGGTCCTAATAATCCAAATCCAACTATAGCCGCTTTTCCAGCCCCCCCTGACGCGGCCATTGCTAAAGATGTATAGCCTTTTCCACCAGGAGCAAAATATGTATCTATAAATGATGTAACACCACCACTAAAAGTTTTTTGATCAAATCCTGCTTCTAATGCTTTAATTAATGCGGGGCCTGCGACCATTAAAGCGATGCCTTTTGCTAATTTGGGAATTAATGCTAGACCCAGTGTTGCTGGTAAAAACTTTCTTAATCCTCCAGGTATTCCTATAAGTGCAGTAGATAAAAAATTTCCCAACATTCTCATGAATCCTTTTCCGGAGGGTTTTGTTTTATCATTCTTAAATATGCTATTTTTTTTGCCAATGACTTCGAGTCGATCCTCTTTATCTCTTCTTAAATCATCTTTGTCTTTGCTTTGTAAAAATCCAAACAGCTTATTTAATACATTTAGTTGTTCTTTTAGCCGTACTGCTGTATTCAGAAGTGTAGTAGATAAAACATTTGCCAAGTTAGACATACCTTCACTGTTCTTCTCTGATAGGGAAGGTTTAGTAGATAAAACATTTGCCAAGTTAGACATACCTTCACTGTTCTTCTCTGATAGGGAAGGTTTAGGGTTATCAATTTTTGTCTCTTTATTATTAATTGTTATTTCATTTTTTTCTTTCAAAATTGCATTTTTTTGTTGTACCCCTTTGAGTATGATCCCTTTCATACTCTGTAATACATCAGTATGTATTTCTAAATGAGTTTGAAAACTAGCGAAGTTATGTTCGTTCTGTTCTTTAAGCTCATTAACAAGTGCTTTAAAATGTACATAATTGTGGGGTTTACGAGACATTATTACCTTTGTTGTTGGTTTTCATTTTTTTTATTTTCTTCTTCCATATGAAATATTAACATTTCTACGTAAATGTCTCTTTCAAATGGTATTAAATTTTCTATTTCGGTTAAGCTGTATTTATGATGTTGCATTAACTGAAATGTTAATTGATAATAGTTTGTTAAATTATTATGACTGCATATTATAAAAAAAAATCGGCAACTCCGTTTAAAGTTTGTTTTTCTAAACAGTTGCATTTAGGACAAGTGAATTGAATATCATATACTAGAACGGGCATTGTATTGAAAAATGTTTTAAGTTTGTCAAATTGATCACTTGTTAAGCTATTAATAAAATCGTTCATTTCTTCTGTTGTGTGATCGCTTGCACTAAAAATTTCATCACCAGAATATATGTTATCAATACAATCAATGATAATATTAAATAATTCATTTATAGTTGAAGCATTTTCTACATCATCCATTGCTGACATACGATTATAAACAGACATGGTGGGATATTTCATTTCAATTGAAATTGTGTCTGTTAATTTAACGTATTTAGAATGATCATCATGTACAGTAAGTTTTAAATTAGAAAGATTTATTTTTATTTTACTAGAACCATTACATTCCTCTTCGTTACTATTTTTTCCATCTAAATGCTTCATCACTATTTCAATTTCTTCGCCAACAGATTTTGATCTTATTTTCAACAATGCCATTTGTAAATCAAATAATGGTAATTTATCAGCATTAACATTTTCAGATAAAATGCAATTATTAATTATTTGTTTTGAAGTTTTTATTATTTCTTGCTGGTCTCCTGCTTCCATAGCCATTAATAAAAGTTTTTCTTCTTTGACTAAAAATGGTCTATATGTTATTGTGTCTTTTATTGATAACAGGTTCATTTCAAACGTTGGTGCATCAATTACGGGTAAACTCATTATATCTCCAGTCTTAAGTTAAACTATTTTTATTTACGTCTAAGGGAACTAGTTTTGGTTTTGGTAATTGGCTCCATTTTCGATATGCGAACGTGACACTAAGTCTTGCGTATTCGTTATTTTGCGCCCATCCTATATTTACCGCTCCCACATTTAAAGGATATGCTTCTTCAAATTTTATTC